GTCCCTTGCGGTCGAGATTCTCGAGAGCTCTGGCTTTCTCGGCCTGATCATCCGGTATGACCTGAATCGGAACCATCTTGATGTTGAAGTGGATTGCGCTGGCGAGCCTTCTGTGACCTGCCACCAGCGTGAACGTCCCGTCGTTGTTGTTGGTGACGAGAAGGGGAACCAGGACTCCTTCCTTCTCGACACTCTGGATAATGCTGTTGTCCGAGTTTCCCCGGTTATCGCTGTCAATCACCCTGATCTGTTCCGGACTTACTCTCATATCGTGCCTCCGGACTTGACCGCTGGCTTCTTTGTTGACGGCGGGTCGATTGCATAGTCGAAGAAGTGACCGTTCCTCGGAACACCGCACCTCACGGCATCCCGGACATCATCTTCCGTCACGTTGTACTTCTCGGCAGCGTCTTTCATGCTCCTGCACTCCTCGACGTATTTGCCCCTCAAGTCATAAACCCATACTCTCATCGTCTAATCCTCCTGTGGGTTATCTGCTATTCATGACGCGTCCGCGTCTCTTATGATGACCGCAGCACGCATCAGGTGAATGCGTCCTGCCGTCCTTGCTACACTTGAATCCCGGAATGGACACCCCGTTGCTCTCGAAGTCGTTCTTCCTGGAGAAGCAGCAGTTCCTGCATCCGTCAGGTGTCGGCTTTTTCGCCGTTACCCCCCCCCCCAGAGGACTCGTCCGGCTCTCTGGTCTTTTTCTTTGGGATCGTGGTGCCGACCATCCTGTCTCCGCAGTTCGGGCAAACAAGATCGTCATCCACGTCGATCGGTGCGTCATGCAGGACCTTCCGTCCGCATGTCGGGCATCTGTATCCGTACAGCTTCATGCCCTCGTCGATGACCTTTACAAGTCCCATCCATGTCCTCCTCATCGTCGAAGCTCCAGGGTGGAACCAGATCCACCGCAGGAGCTCTCTTGTGCCTGTTCATTTCTCCGAGACTGACCCAGCTCCGGTGCATCATCTCCATCCAGTCCTCCATCTCGCCGCCGTTCTCAAGCCACTCCAGCTGGCAGTCATGCTTGAGGCACCAGCTGAAGTCCGCGTCCTCGTGCGCCTTTCTATGGCAAGCAGGGCAGAGCTCTATGACCAGGTCGTGCTTCTCGCTGATCTTCCGGTATGCTCCGCCGAAGATGTGGTGGATCTGCGTGGCTCCATACACCCCACAGATCTGGCACCTGTGCTTCTTGAGCCGTCTCTTGTCCCTTTTCATCTGGACTTACCCGCCGAGACCCACCAGCACCCGAGTCCCATGGCCTCGAAGACCAGAGCCAGAACGACCAGTGCGGAATCATGCCCGCCGAGTCCCATCGCATAGCAGAGTGCGATCAGTGCCGCCATTGCCAGAAGAATCCATGATGCGATGCGCATCAGTACCAGTAATGTCCGTCTTCTCATAAATGCCCTCCTGAGAATGGCCACACCGGGAGTTGGACCCGGAAGATGTATAACTGACAGTTTTTATGGAGAATTTCATGGATCTCGGAACCGTCCTGTGGCCGGGTGCCGGTCTGTTCCCGGCTGTCACTACTTGCTCCGCTGGGGCACCTCTTCAGAGCCCCACGGGATTTATTGATGTAAAGATCGATGGCCTTCCGGATCTTTCCGCACAGGCGTACTTTCCCGGCCATATCGTTTGCACGTCGTCCTTGCAGCAGGACGTTGTTCACTTCGCTTCTGCCAGCGGATATACGTCCCTCCGGTTCTTCCGAAGGTTCATCCAGCTGACAAGGTCCTCCTTGTCGAACCTGATCGTCCGCCACTTTCCGGACGGATTGCTCAGCACGATGAAGGGCGGGATGCACTCCGGTTTGGTGTCGATGTAGGCTCTGACCGTCTTGACCGCCATACCCATGAAAGTCGCCGCCTGCTCGATAGTCAGGTATCTCTGCTCAACCATCCGCCTTCATCCTCTTTCCGTATTCACGGGTCATGATCTCCCTGGCCACCGGAATCGCACGCTCCCAGTCCCGGATCATGTGCGGAGCCAGCCCTGTGTAGATGTCCATCTGCCTCTCATCGAGGAGGAACCTGCAGGCGTAGAACCGATCCTGATGGGTCACGTTGGCGTGACCGGGCTGAAGGTCCTCTATTGCCCACTTGATGACCGCCTCGGCCAGATCCCTGTATCCGTTGGCAATGGCTGCGCTGTCCATGCTCAAGCTCCCTCTTTTGCCAAATTGGCAAAATCGTCAGCAAAAAAAACGGAGTCCAGTTCTTCGTTTGTGAGTTCGAGGACATCCCTCAGAATCTTCAGTTCGGTGGCCTTGAAGTCTACGATACCTTTCATTTTTTTCGTGAACGTGTTCTCGGAGATGCCGAGGAGTTGTGCCAGGTATCCGAACTTCAGTCCTTTCTCCTTGATCTTCTGTTTCAGTTTGTTTGTATCAACCATCGCTTTTCCTTTTGCCAAATTGGCAATCCACAATCGACATATTAAGGGCAGCGTTTCCCGATTGTCAACTCTTTTCAAATAAAAAGGTGAAAAAAATCAAATAATTGTTGTCAAATTGGCAAAAGGCTCTATAATAAAAACCCCAAGAGGAAGAAGAGATGGATACCACAGGACGTAGAATTAGGCAGATCAGAATCGGGAAAGGAATCGGACAGGAGGAGCTTGCGCTCATGATCGGACGCAAGAGTGCCAGCTACATTTCCCGCCTCGAAAAAGGGGAGCGCAAGATAGACTCCCGGACAATCCATGCAATAGCAAAAGCCCTGGACACCCCGCCGTCATCCCTGCTTGAGGAGCCGTCAGACTTCATTCCTGTGGATCCGAAGTTCGAAGACCTTCTTGTATTCCTCCCGGCATTAAGGAAGGCCGACCCGGTCACGCTGAACAATATCCGGGCCGTGCTGGGCATGAAACCTAAGAAAAAAGAGTCATCCGGCTCTACGAAAACAACCGCCTGATCAGAAGGGCTTCACTGGAGGTGTGATATGGAATTCATTGCAGTATTTTTTGTCGTTCTGGCAATCATCCTGATCTTCAGGAGCCGCAAGAAGAGGAAAGCAAGAAGGAAGGCCTCCCGGTCTTCCGTGATGTACGCGCTCGTGTTCATCTATAACGGAGACTATTCGAAGGCCACATACATCTGCGACCCCGACTATCAGGACGGCCAGATTGTGATTGTGGACTATAAAGGCAGCAGATACGCCGGAAGGATACTCGACCTCGATGACGAGAGACCGGATGATATCCCGAAGAACGTGAAGTTCAAACCCATCCTGAAGCGGTTCAGATGGTCCGACAAGAAGTCCCTGGCATACTGGTCCGAGCGTGTTCAGGAAGTGATCGAGGATGAAATCGGATCCGAAAAATGACATCGTGCCTGCAGTCAGCTTGCTGCAGGCATTTTCTTTTCCCTGGCGAAGACCTTCTGCTGAACCTTCCGGATGTTCTCCAGATCCTTCACGCTCAGGTGTAGATACCTCTCGGTCATCTCCTTGCTCTCATGTCCTATGACGGACCGGATCTTCTCGCTCTCCACCCCGTCGGCCACCAGGCGCGTGTTGAAGTAATGCCGGAAGCTGTGGAACAACAGGTTGTCCTTCTTGTAGTCGATGCCCACCTTGTCCATGCGTGCCCACAGGTGCCTCTCGAACCATTTTCTGTGAAGAGGCTTCACCCCATCCATCGAGAATATGAAGTCGCCGTTGGACGGAAGATCCAGCAGCATCTGCCGGATCTCCGGAAGAAGCGGAACCATCCTGTCCCTGCCGTTCTTGGTGGTTTTCAGCCCTTCGGCGATAGACCACGACCGGTCAACATCCAGCCAGTCCAGTCCGATCTGCTCCCTCTGAAGGCCCTGTATCTCTCCCAGCCTCATTCCCGTGGTGGCCGCCAGCCTGCACGCGGTTTCAATGAAGATGTCATCCCAGGAACCCTCGAACAGTTTGTCTATCTGCTCCTGCGTATAGCATCCTCTGGTCTTCGGCTTCGCGATCAGAGGACGGATTCCCTCGCATGGATTTCTCGTCATGAGGTTCTGCCGGATGGCCTCGTCGAACATCTGCTTCAGGCATGCCAGGTAATCGTTGGCTGTCTTGGCCGTGACCTTCAGTCTGGTCGGAAGGTTGCGGTGCCATGACCGGACCATGCTGTTGCTGATCTCCGGGAGGAGCTTCTTCCCGAAGAACGGGATGTACTCGTTCACCGTCCTGACTGCGTAGGTCGATGCGCTCTGCCTTGAATAGTGTCCACCCCGTTGGATCTTGTCCTGGATGATGGGACAGCTGTCATAATCCCAGAACCCCGTGGCGAACTCCTCGAAAGTCTTCGGCCTCGTCAGCTCCTTCTCGCACAAGAGGTCGTTCTCCCTCAGCCTGTCATTGATCACTTCCTGCGCCAGGAACTTCTTTCGCTCTCCGGTGGACCTATAGACCTTCTTTCCCCATCTGTAGACGTAGTAATACCAGATGCCGTTGGACCGCTTCATCATCACATAGTGGTCTTCTCTCATGATTGCCCTCCCATCTCGCACTATTTGCTTAGCAAACACTTTGGCAAACAGTTGTGTGTTTTCGAGGGCATTTCCCGGATAAAAAGAAAAACCCTCTTGCAGATAACTCTCGTCCTGCAAAAGGGTTCTGTCGGCTTTGCATCAGCCTGAAAAGGTCTGCCGTCTCCAGGAATTGAATCGGGTCGACAACTCTTCCAGACTTTGCTATTTTCTGCCTGTTTTCCTTGCTGCAGCATAGTTTTATCTGCTCTTTCTTTGGCAAACTTTACCATACTTTACTAAGCATTACCACAAAATTCAGCAGACAGTTTAGACAACAGACAAAAAAGAGCCCTCCCACAGCAGGTGGTCATCCTGCCATGAGAGGGCAAACACAAAAGGAGGTAAAATATGGTCCCCATCAGGGTAAACACATGAAACCCCCAATGGGTCCTAGATTAAGTTTTTCAGTACGACCTGGACTTCCTCTATCCACGCCCTGTAGTCGAACACGAAGCCCGGCAGCGCGTTTTCCTTGAAGTCGAGCAGTTTATCCACGTCACTCTCTTCGAGGCCGTAGAGGCCGTCCTTGTACGTCCAGTGCAGCGACGGGAACTCAGGCGGATCCGGAGCTTCCGGAAGCATGGCCACCAGGATTTCCCTGGCTGTCGTCTCGTCCGGTTTCTCCGCCACCTTGGCCGTCTTGCATCCGCTAAGAATTGAGACGCTCAAGACGAGCGTCAGAATCACCTGCAGCAGGAGCTTCCTGCTTCTTTTTGGTTTTCTTCTTCGTTTCAATTTCCTGGATCTCCTGTTGGGCGGCCTTGATCTTCTCAAGGTTGTTCTGCAGCGTCGACACCTGCAGACGCAGTCTCTGGTTCTCCGTTGACAGCAGCGTGTTCTCCACCTGCTGGTCGTAGAGCTTCCTTGCCTTCGACATCAGGAGGGTCAGGAGAATCGCTATCACTGCCACGAGTGCGACGATCACCCAGCTCATTTAGTGACCTCCTTCTTTCCGATGATGTCCTCGACTTCCTTGGCGATCTCCTCCGGGCTCTTTGTCTTCCAGCTCTTGAGGACCGCCGCGATGGCATCATAGGATCCCATGCAGGTCAGACCCAGCGAGGCACCTGCGGCAAGGGATGTCCAGACATCCGTCTTCTGCACCAGGGCGATCACCACGAACGCGATGGCGCAGAGCACCACCGGAGCGAAGGTGTACACCAGCTTGTACTTCGGGTTGTCCTTGAAGATTAACTTCTTCGCAAGTTCGACGATTGCCACACAGACAATCACGACGATAACTCTGAGAGTAGTATTGCTCATATCTCAGCCTCCCTTTTCTTGAGTTTCTTCTCGAACCATATCGGGTCGGGAATGTCATTCTTAATCAGCCACGCGCGGAATATGCTCGAGGCGTACCAGTTGCCGTCCAGGTCATCGAAATAATACTTGGCCAGCGTCATGATCTCCTGCGTCTCATGCGGATAATCACTGATTAGGAGAAGCAGCTGCGTGCGGCAGTTGTCCTTCTCCTGCTTCTTCATCTGCTTCTTCAGCTGGTCCAGAGCGGCCAGTATCTTCGACAGCAGACCCTTCTTGTCCTTCCGGCTCTGTATGATCGTCTGTATCAGGGCAAAGAACCCCGTGTTGCCCAGGATCACCAGAACTATCTGCCATCCATTCATAGGCGGATCTCCTCTTCATGCTCCCGCACCAGATTGCAGTGCTCTCCCATGTAGACAGGGCACAGCTCCTTCTGGATGCAGGATCCGCAGGTGTTCTCAATACGGCTCACCGACGATGAGCTCATATTCCTCTTCTGTGATCTTGCCCGCGATGACCGCCTTGCGGATGTAATCCTTGGCAAAACTCTTGTCCTTGTTCTTCTCATACCAGGCCTTCAATTTCTCAAACATTCTCTTCGACCTCCTCCGGTTCGGTGTCCTCGTCGATGTCGATGTCGGCCATGATGGCCACATACTCCAGCTTCGCCTCCAAATCTCCGTTCTGGAGAGTGAGTTTCTTGATCTGATTATCCCTGCGGATGTCGTCCGCAGATCTTCTTCTGATTCCGAGCATAGATCCTCCTCGTGATCGCATAGTATTTGTTCATCCGTCTGATGACGGTGTAGTCCGTTCCCTGTCTGGCGTTGGCCTTCCACGCCCTGAAGCCGTCATCAACTTTCTTCAGAGGCATGATGCCGAGCTGTCTGCGTAGCTTCCTGCGCTCCGCATATTCCTTCTTTCCGATGAGCTCCATCCTGACCCCGTCGCCATGCCGGTAATATCGGAAGCCCAGGAACTCGAATGATCCAAACTTAGAGATGAAGGTCTTCTTCTCGGATATGTTCAGATCCAGCGGTTCCAGATATTCGACCACCGTGGCCAGCGCATTGTGCAGCATGTCCCTGGTGCCGAACATCACAAGGTCGTCCATATACCGGATGAAGAGGTCGATTCCGAGCTCACCCTCTATTCGATGGTCCAGGTCGTCCAATACAGCCAGCTCGATGAGCTGTGAGATCTGCGAGCCCAGACCGATTCCGCAATGGTCTCCGGTTATACCGTGGAAGCTGTCGATGAGGTTGAATACGTACTGCCTCGCCCACAGATTGTCCACGCGTCTGGCCACTGCCACCTTGGCGACCGCGTGGGTCGTGCTGGCGAAATAGCCCTTAATGTCAACCTTCAAAACGCAGCACTTGTGGCCATATCTCCTGACCGCCTCCGTGGCGTACTGCAGCATGCGTTTCCGGCACGCCGTCGTTCCCTTGCCGACCTGACAGGCCATGTTGTTCCGGGAGAACCCTCTGGTCATCGCCTCGTACAGATACGTGTCGCACAAGGCTCTCTGAACCACGCGGTCCCGAATGTTGGTGGCCACGATGTCGCGGTCCTTCGGCTCATGCACCTGGAAGCAGGTATAGGACGACAGCCTGTAGGTCCCGTCCTCCAGCTCCTTCATCAGCCGGTCGCAGTTCATGATCCTATTCAGACTGAAGCCTGCGACCGAATCCTTCCACATCACATCCCGCCGGCATTCCTTGACGGCGAGCATAAGATCCGCAAAACCGAACGGCATGCTGTACACACTGTCGGATGCGGACACATCGTTTTTCTCCCCTGTGTGAGGAATGGCTGACATCTCCTTGCAAGGTTGCACTGCTTTCGGTCTGTTCGGACTTACTCGATGCTGGCGTTTCTTGTAATCAGGCGCGACCCCGCCACTGGTGTTGTTCGCATTGTTGTTGTTCCTTGAACCATCAGTGTTCACGTTGTACTCGTTGTTGGAGTTCGAGCCGTTCGGCGTGCGGGTCGTTTGACAGATATCACCCATTTCTGAATCTCCTCGTCTCCGAGTTGATTCTGCTGCGGATCAGATTCCTGACCTCCTCAAGATCCACCCTCCACGAACGGATCGTGTCGAGCTTCACGTCCGACAGCTCCAATGCCAGGTCTATGTAGGCGGCAAGGGAGGCGGAGAAGGCATAGGCCTCGCGCCAGTATCCGATACGCAGCCGGGCATCCTCTTCCGTGGAGACGTAGACGGAGTTTGCCTTGACCACAGCGGAGTACATTCCGTTGCACTCGGCGCAGATGTGTGCCGTGTAGCACCACCTGAGCCGCTTCGGGAAATGTTTCTCATTGGAACAGACCGTCAACGTCCTTGCAGTCAACGCTCTGCTCTTCACTATGACCTTCAGTTCTCCTTCTGCTCTCTTGGATTCCGGGACACTCATTTTCTCGTTCGGTTTTGCGGTTATATCAATATTCGACAAACCCTCACAATGTGCACCTGCCGGCGCACATTCGAGGATTAAACAATTAAACGCTTACGCTATGCAGCAAGCAGGCGCGACCCCGCCACTGGCGTGGCTCGCATTGCAGTCGTCCCATGAACCATCAGTGCGCACGGTGCACTCGTGGCCGGAGTACGAGCCGTACGGCGTGCGGGTCCACCACCACTGGTCCCCGCCCGTCTTGATTCTGTTGGAATCCGCACCTCCGCCTGCGGAGGCGTTGTCGGAGAAGAGGACGTAATAATCCCAGGGCAGGTCGTCCGAAGCTCCGTTGTCGAACCACACCTGGCTGTTGCTCGGGATGAACCACTTGTCGTGAGTGACGACCTTCTGGCCGCCATCGAACCAGTTCTGCGTTGTCGGCAGATCCACTTCCTGCAGCACGTCCAGGAAGTCCTTCTCGATTCCGAACATCCATGACGGAGAGTCATAACCCGGAGACCTTCTGTCGAAGCGGCCCTGAGCGGTCCACCATGAATTTGCCGGCTTATTTGTATTCAGCCACAACCTCAGAGCGGACTCCTTCCAGTTGTTGGAACCATACAGGGTTCTGTCTGTACTGTTGATCTTCGTGTTGTTGGCTGCATCGTTGGCTCTTCCCAGATCCGTTCCGGAAGTGCCCTCGGCGCAGGCGATGTTCTCCTCCAGCGGAGTCGTGCTGCCTCTGGATCCGTAGCTTGTCAGCTTCAGGGATGCGACAGATGTGCTGTTCCTGAAGTCTCCGGTTGTCACCACCAGCTGGCCGCCTGCAGGGATGTTCACCGTGGTGGTGAACTGCACGTCCTTGTTCTGTAGGTTCTCGTTCAGGTAGTAGATGTTGCCCGGCTTGTAGAGGTTGAAGTGATACGTGCCGGCCGGCATTGCAGCAGAGGCGTAGATGATTGCCTCCGGTGCATCGAAGTTGAACTTCCTGTAGATGTTCTTCAGCTGGAAGACACAGGAATGCGTGAGTGCCGGATTGTGCGGCGTGACCTTGTCCTTGGCCACATACTGGAAGACCAGCGTGGCAGTGGACACCGTGACCGAGATAACATCGTCTGCTGCAGCTGTTCCGGATGTAGATATGCCGTAATAGGCCAGATCCAGTCCGTCTCCCAACTCGCTATTGTTCCAGCCGTAGCCGTCATAAGTGAACTCATACACCCCGTGGTGCAGATGCTCCACATGGCCGTCCCAGGTCGCCTCATTGATGGTGGCCGTCAGCGATCCGGTTGTGTGGACGCTGATGCTCAGGCCTGTCTCTTTCTCGACCTCGATCTCATCTCCGATCGCCATGTATTCGTCGATGCGTCCTGCGCGGATGATCTCCTGCAGCCTCTTGAAGGACAGCCCGTCCTTGGCTCCCAGGACCTCTGCGATCTTGTGGATACCGTCGGCCATGTCCTTGCCGGTTTCCTCAGTCAACGGGAAAACATAATCTCCTGCCATTTCTTAACTCCTTGATCTAATTCCGATTCGATATTTGCCGTCGGAGCAGAGCACCCATGCCGCGCCGATGTCGTTCATCGGCCTCCAGGTCGTTCCGTTCCAGACGTAACCGTCATTCCTATCCGTGACATACCACATGTCGCCCAGCTGCTGTCCCGATGACGGGAGCTGGGCGTAGGTGCAGTCGCCCTTGTACTTGTAGCCGGATGCCACTGCAGTCTCGATTGTGGTGACGCGCTCATCCAACGCGGCCACTATGGCCTCGTCCTCGTTGAACCTGTCGTCCGTCTGCTGGTCGATCACGGTTCCCAGGTTGGCCTTCTCGAACTGTGCGTTGTTCGGATCCGTGCCCTGAACCACCGGCTGCACCACGATGTTCAGCTCCGAAGGCTGCATCGACGTGGTGCCGTATTCGTTTATCATCTTGCCGTTCATAAGAACCTCCTCAATATCCGATGAGGCTGCGGATGCCCCATACCAGAAGAAGCCCGGCTGTCATGCCGAGCAAATCAGCGAGAAGATCCCACCAGCACCAATGGTTGCCGGTGGCCTTGCTGTCTCCGTATTCCTTGCCCAGCGAGGCCCCCACGCAGAGACCGATTGCCAGCCAGTAGTTGAAGAACCCCGTCATCGCCATGACGAAGTTGGCCAGAAAATGCAGCACCTTGTCCTTCGGGATTTTCATGATTTCCTCCTGAGCTCCTGGAGCTCCGCATACAGTTCCTGCATGGCCTTGATGATTATTCCGATGCAGGATCCTTCGTCCATGATGTCGTGCCTCTCCGTGGCCAGCTCTGCCGGAGCATCCTCCGCGATGAAGCCGTACCTGGTGAGGCCTGACGGCTCGATGTCCTTGTTGTAGACGAAGGACACCACCAGCGTCCTCATCAGGATCTCCAGCGCATTGCCCTTGAAGGCTGCCACGTCGTGCTTGTTCTTCCTGGACGAGGCATTGCCGTTGACATACTCCGCCCATACTGAAGCCCATTTCTCCGCCTGCGTTCCGACGTTCGCGGTTCCGACTCTGGTGGTCGGATTGCCGGAGCTGTCGTGGTTGTAGATCGGCATCATGTTCTGCGCGAAGGAGCCCTTCAGGGAGCTCAGCGTCTCGATGTCGATGTAGAATCCCGCGCCCAGCTGGTAATATCCGGATGTCGTCATCTCGATGGTGTTCGTGTTGTTCAGCGCGAGCTTGACCATCGTGGCCGACATCGTGACCACCGCGATGTCCGTGGATCCGTAGTTCACGATCGAGCTGTAGTCGTTGTGGAAGACCGAGCTCTTGAGTGCCAGCATGGCGGAGCTCACCGTTCCGGATCCGCTGAAGGTGGGAGCCTGGATCTTGTAGTAGTAATCCAGGGCCGACAGGTTGACCGTCGAGTTGTTGATGATCAGGCCGCTTGTGAACGGGAACGGAGCCGTGAACTGTCCGGTGTCATAGGTCGCGCTGTCCATGTCCCTGAGCTCGAAGAAGCTCCTGCCCAGAAGATCCTGACGGTTCCCGTCGGACGGCGAAGGAATCTCGCTGTTGAACGACAGGGCCACGCGTGCTCCGGATGCCGAGTTGTTCTCGTTGACCACGAAGTAGATGATGCCTCTCACGTGGTTGCCTGCACCGGCCGGAGCGATATCACGTCCTCCGTCATACTCCGATGCGCTGTAGTTCGATGCAGCATAGGTGATGGACGCGGATCCGTGTCCGTTGCCGTTCTGATACACGCTGTAGGCGTAGCCTCTGGCCCCGAATGTGAGCGAGAGCGTGTCTCCTCCTTCCATGATCAGCGTGGTGCTTCCGGATTTCGTGAGAGCACTTTCTCCGATCCATCCGTCTGCAGCATCCGCATACATCAGCGTGCCGCTCACGTTCTTGCCGGTGCGGCTGTTGGTGATCGAATAAGTTACGGATCCTCTGTTGACCTCACGCCATCCGACGAAATTCGCCGAGTCGGACCACTTGGCCGTCCATGAGACGGTGAAGAGGCTCTGCGGAATATATCCCGGAATCAGGAATGTCAGCGTGTCGGTGTTGTTCTGGTTCCTCGGGCAGTTCTGCGATGCGGAATACGCCGCAGCACTTCCGGAGGTCGGGTGCATGAACACCCCGTAGACCTGATAGTTGTGGATACCTCTCGGATTCACATAGCCTGATGCGCTGCGGAAACTCCCGCTGCACAGAGACGCGAGGAGGCCCACCATGCCGTTCTTTGACACGGCCCTTGTGTCTGTATTCCTCGTCGTGCCCCACGCCACAGCAGCCGCTGCATCCTTGTTTGTGAAGAAGACTGACTCGTCTGTGTCCTGCACCTTGTTGGCGATGGTGCCTCCGACGGTACAGTCGCCGTGGATGAAGCTGTTGCCCGCGACATCCAGGTTCTTGATCTCCGCGTCACCGTTGCCGTCCAGCACGAAGCCTTTGGCAGAAGTAACCCTCTTGCCGTGCTCCCTGGTGAAGTCCACGTCCCCGGCATAGATCGCGCCCAGCTTGTCCCTTGTGGAGATCAGCTTGATGCGCTTGGCTCCGATGAACTCAGCCGTCACATGCTTCGAGACAAGATTCTCGATGAAGCTGAAGTTCGAAGGCAGCAATGTGCTGTCCACGTTTCCGGAATAGACTTCCGGAGCGAGGACCATCAGCTTCTCGTCGTATTCCGGATCGTCGTCCTCATGCGATGAGAGGTAATCCCAGTTGCCGTTGATGAACGTCATGATGTCCAGAAACTCCGCGTTCAGCGCGTTTATTCCCTTAATGACGAATATGTCTCCCTCGACGACCTGCTTCCCGGCGAAGTCTCCCAGCATGATCTTGCCGGTCGCGTCCGTCGGTCCGCCTGTTCCGTATGAGGAGATCTCATCCTGCGTGAAGAGTCCCAGATAAGCCCATGCCGCCTCGTCCTTGGTGGACAGCGTGATGGACATGTAGGCCCTCGGATCCGAGACGGAACCGATGATCGCCCTCACGAAGACGCTCTTGGTGTTCACGTTGTTCGGCAGCATCACGAGATAGTTGGTCATCGTGACCCGTTCCCTTGCCGGGATGTCTATCGACACGGATGAGCTCAGAGGAGTGACCACGCCATCGACTGCGATTCCGATCACGCCTGCGGACGTGACCAGCGTCAGCTTGCCGTACTGGCCCTGCATGTCGATCACAAGACCCACCACGGAGTATCCGTCGCCGTCAAGGCTTCTGGTGTTCCTGTCGAACACGAAGGATGTGGATGTGAAGCTGAAGCTCTGGACCACGTTGTAGAGCGTGACCTCCCAGCTCTGAGGCTCCTCGGATGAACCGCCTTCACGGATTCCCTGGCGTTTCCAGATCTCCATTCCGGCACGCGGCCTCAGAGGACATGAGCCGTCCTCGTTGGCATCGACCCACATGAGGTCCGCCACCCAGGAGTCCTTGTCCCAGACACGGTGATCCTCGGACCCGTCATGGTCCGCCAGCCACCGCTCGGCACCTTTCTCCAGCTCTCCGAAGGCGTACTGCGTGACCACCTCGTATCCTTCCGGGACGATGATGGAAGACTCCTCGACCGCTTCAGGTGCAGGCTTGACCTCCTGCTTTCCTGCGTCTGTCGCCCTGTGGTATGCGTCCTTGTCCAGGTCGAACACGGATATGCCGATTGCGGTATATTTGATGACCGAACCCATAGAGGGCACCGTCTTGGCCGTGATCAGCACATCCACGCCCAGACCCGTCCAGACGTTCTCGTTGATGTGCACCAGGTCGCCCGGCTCCAGATCCTCCTTGCTGAAGAAGGTGTACTGGCTGTTGCAGTATGCGTAATACTGGCAGAGCAGGTTCGCATGCCTTGTGGTCAGGTCCTTGGTGTGGATATAGGACACCTCCTCGGAAAGAAGGCTGTCCGTGTTGTTTCCGGATATTCCGGTTCTGATTATGTTCTGTGATTTCTCGTAGATGATGGAGGCATAGGCATCGAGACGCGAGATGGTCTTGGTCGTGCCTGTCGGGTTGCCTGCGTCCACCTTCAGGTAAGGTCCGCCTGCAGCCGTGATGGTCGCCGTGATTCCGCTGTCCCTGTCGATTGCCGGCTCCACGTTGGAGATCGAGATGATCTTGTTGGATCCGACGATCTTGGACTCGCTGTCCGCGTTGCATGCCTCGATGAGGGCATCCTCGCGGAACTCGTCCGCAGTCTCTGCCGCCCATTCCGCCTCCGTGTAGATCTCCAGCCCGTCGAAGTGCTCTCCGGGATTGAGCTCTATCTGGCAATACGGAATGCCGTCCGCCTGGTTGGTCGTGTTCCTGTAGACCAGATAGTGGTCAGCCGAGCCGACCTCCGTGAAGGTGACCCTGACGGATCTGTACTGCCTGATCTTCTTGGACAGCGAGATTGCGGATCCGGATGAGACGTACAGCTTGGTCTTGTCCAGCACGGGAATGCCGGAGACCGATGTGCAGTCCACCTTCCAGAAGCGCAGCTCTCCCAGGTTGTCGCAGTAATAGACGTAGCCCAGCTCATAGAGCATCTGGTCGAGGATGTCCCTGCATGTTGCGGAGGAGTCCACGACCTTCACGATCCTGTCGTGGATGGTCTCCGCCAGGATGGAGATCGAGATGCCCGCCGCCAGACAGACGGCCTCGATGGCCTGATGTGCCTCACAGTCGAACAGGTGATGTCCTGTCGATATGAAGCACTTGGTCAGGAGCCTCGAGCTCTTGTCTTCCAGCGTGATGGACAGGGCCTGCTCTCCGCTCTGCGTCACGTTCCATGAGAAGTTCGTGGAGATGAATCCGGTGAACAGCACCGTATAGCCGTCCTTCAGCGTCGCCAGGATGTCTCCGTCCGTGGCGATGATGTCCTCGGTTATGCCGCAGTCCCTGGAGATCTGCAGCTTCACCTGGTTGGACGAGCTCTTGAGGTTGCTCATCAGCTGATAGCTGAACGATATGGAGTGGTTGATTATGTATTCATTGCTGATCGTCGGCGTGGTGCTGTGCCCTGCAGGAAGGTCATTCCCCAGGAACTGCAGCACCAGGCTTGGATTGTTTATTGTCATGCCGTTACTCCGTAGTAATCGAGATTAGAGAACTCATCCCGGATCATCGACGCGAACTGCCTCATGCCGCCGTCACCGACGACAGGAGCCTGCTGGTAGATGTTGATCACTATCTGCGTGGCTCCCTGGTATCCTGCGCTCGAGATGCTCGTGGCTGTGGAGGTTCCCGCCGTCACGCCCTTGTCGAACGCAGCGTCGATTTCTCCCCACTTGTTCTGGATGTACTGTCCGTACTTGCCCGGGGAACCCGGATCCTCCATCCTCAGTCCTTCGAACGGATGCCAGCCGAAGATCTCCAGATCCGCGAGCCAGTTCATGACCACCGCCACCCAATGCTGCAGCGTCTGCACCACATACTGGATGGTGCCTGTGACGGTCACCAGCACCTTGGCCAGAACCTTGATGACCGGTTCCAGCATCTTCAGGACGTTCGTCAGCACGGAGAGGATGGGGGTCAGCAGTGTGCCGATCATCTGGATAATCGGCTTGAGCACAATTCCGATCGAATCGAACAGCCCGATCAGGAACCGGGCCGACTCCTCCACCAGAGGCATCAGGGCATCGAACAGCGGAAGCAGTATGTCTCCGATGACGCGCCCGATCTCCCGCAGAGGTTCGAGGCCGTACTGCACGAAGTCGTTCAGAGGTCCGCTGATTACTTCAGCGAAGCCCTCGAAGACATACTTGAGCGCGGTCACTATCGCACCGATGATCGGTCCCATCGTGGCCATATTGGTGGCAAGCTCCTTCACTAGTGTGCCCGCCTGTCCGAGGTTGGATGTGAGTCCGTCCAGAGCAGAGGACGCGCCAGCGGCCCACTGTGAGCTTGTGCCGCCCAATACCCCGTCCAGCTTCTCTCCGATGCTCTCGGCGAAACGGTCCAGGAAGGTCGGATTCTTGGTGACCGAATCGTCATCTGAAGAACCTGTCCCGGTATTGATTCCTGTCGACTGTCCCGGCTCCTTCTTCAGGTTCGTCTCCATGAACGGCTTGAACCACGCCAGGAACCCGTCGAAGTCCTCCCCGAAGGCATCCCCGAAGATTGACTTGAACGAGTCCGTGACATCGCTCCAGTCATCGCCCAGATCCGACAGGAAGGTCTTGCCCCAGTCCTCGAGGAAATCCCCGATGTTGGAGAAGTTCTGCTTGGCCGCCTTGAAGTATTCCTCGGAGCTCTTGGCTGTCCACACGGCCATCTTCTGGCCGATGGTCTCGGAACTCTCTGCCGCCCACTGCTCGATCTTCGGAGACAGCAGCGCATTTATCTGCGAGGCCATCTCGGCTCCGATCTCCTTCACACCGGACCATGCCTTGCCCGCCTGGCTGAAGTAGTAGTCAGCGCGGTCCTCGTGCATGTACTGCGAAGATCTGTCGATTCCGAAGTCTATGTTGGCCAGCTTTCCTCCCAGGTCGAGGCCCATCCACTTCATGGCCTTGCCGACCCACGTGCTGGAGATCCAGTCTCCGATTGAGTTCAGCGCATCCTCGACGGTCTGCAGGAAGGTGTTCTTGATGTTCAGTATTCCGGCAAGGATCCTCTGGCCGATTCCCTTGAAGGTGTTTGTTATGCCCTGCGGGAATCCCTTGATGAACTCGGCCACCATGTCACCGATGTGGGAGACCACGATCTTCACGATCTCCGGGATGTTCCGGATGATGGTTCCGATGAGCTTCACCCCGTTGACCACCTTGCTGATGATCTGGTCGACAACCTGTCCGACCTTGGAGTCTGTGAGCCATCTGCCGATGGAGTTGACCACCTCCGAGATGTCGATTCCCATCTTGTCGGTCACGCTTGTGATCCAGTACATGGCGTAGTTCCCGATGCCCTTGATGGCCTCCTGGAACACCGTGGTGGCCAGCGTGCTGATGTTGGCCACCGCATTGCCGATGAGCTTGATCTTGGAGGTTATATGCCCGGCGATGTTGTTCACCAGGTTCTTGATTCCGTCGACAGAGAACAGCTTGCCCAGACCGGACTTGATTGCATCCCACAGATGACTGATGATCTCCGGGAAGTTTCCGATGACCACCTTGGCCCTCTGCACGAAGTCATCTATGCCGTCGCGCAGCTTCTCGCTGAACGCGTCGACCTGTCCGATCAGAGGCGTTATGGCGAAGGAGACCAGGTCTCCGATGCTCTGTTTTATGTCGCCGAAGTTGTTCTTAATATTCTGGATGTGCTGGCTGTTGTCGGCCTCGGCCATGCTCCGGCTCAGCTCTCCGTATTTGTCGATGATTGCCTGGACGGCGGCACCGTTCTTCAGCTCCTCCTTGGTGAGCTCCCCGGTGTCGATTCCCATCTTCTTCAGAGACGCGTCCGTGCCGTTATAGGTCTTCAGCAGCGTCTGCATCGAGGTGTTCAGGTCTTTGCCGGTTACGTTGGACAGATATACCGCCGCCTCGGAGATCGCATTGATGTCCTCCGCGCTCTTGCCCATGCCCGCCAGCTGGCTGACCATGCTCTCGATGTCGTCCTTGCTGGACAGTGTCAGCTTGGACAGATCCTTGATGTTCTGCTTCACGCTCTCGAATGCCTTGCCGTTGCCCAGCGTGATGGACAGCTGCTTGTATTTCCTCTCGGCCTCCGTGAAGGCCTTGAATGAATCGGCTACTCCCTCAGCCAGTTTCTTGACCGCAACAATGGCCGTGGTGATTCCGAATGCGCTCTTGAGAGTGCTCCCGACCTTATTGACGGTCTGCTGGAATTCCATCATGGCCTTCTTGGCCTGAAGGAGACCAGGAGACATCTTGTTCTCAGCTGTAATCGCTACTTTTGCATTTGCCATGTTGATCTCCTCGGATAAAAGAAAAAAGGCCACAACTCATCGTCGTGGCCTTCGTCTTGCAATACTCTGAAGCTCCTTGCGTCTCCGCTCCGCCAGAGTCTTCTTGTACTCGCTCTGAACAATTTTAAGGGCCTGCATTGTCATGTAGGGCTGGTCGGCTGCGGATCCCGGAAACGGCATCGTCCTGAAGTCTCCGCTCTGGGAATCCACACAAGGAAGGAACAGGTCATTTATCATGATCACATAGTGCGCTCCTTCCTTGAACAGCTCGTCATTCACTCGGCCTGCGAAGAGGTCTCTGCAGAGGCTCCGGATGAGTCTGCTTTCTTGTTCAGACGGGTAAAAAAAGCTGCGTTCGAATACTTCTCGATGATCACCTGGGTGAGGGAGAACTTCTCATAGATCAGATCCACGACATCCCGGTTGGACATCTTCTTCTCTTCGTTCTCCATCAGGTTGTGCTCGACGATTATGCCGGGCATCGCCTTGCGGAAGAACTCCATCAGGGATTCGATTGATTCCTCCTGGGCCTTGGTGAGCTTGGCCATATCCATTGTCGGCAGCTCCTTCAGGACCACATAGGCCTCGTCATCCTTCTCGAGACCGAGAAGGGTTCCGAACTCGATCTTCACCCTCTCGATCGCAGCCGTGTAGTTTTTGTTCTTGTAAAACATCGTGTTTGCTCCTTTTGTGTTTTGTTTGGTTATGCAGCGTCGTGGGTGACCGTGACGGTGATGGGCTCGTTGGCTCCGTCGTCAAGGGCCTCTCCGGAGAACGATGACTCGATGATTCCGGATCCTCCGACAGGATCGTCGCCGTTGGTCAGGCGCACGTTCGGAAGCTCGATGGTGATCTTCTCGTCCTCGTTGTTGGTTGTGAACTCAAGCTCGAGCGAGAGGCAGGGAGCATCCGGATCCGTGTAATACGTTGACCTGAACGTGTCGGTGTCGGATGAGAACGGAAGCTGGAAGTCCACCGTGACAGATCTGAGACCTGCAGCGGGACGACCGGCATAGAGGCCTCTGCAGTAGGTTGCAGGTGCTTCCTCGATTCCGTTGTCGATCGTGATGTCGGTGTTCTCCACGCAGAGGGCGGTTGTCGCCGTTGAACCGGCTGTGCCGTACTTGAGCGTGGCTGCAGTACACCTGTAGGTCGGCAGCGTGAAGCTGATTGTCTGGACCGTCTGTGCGCCTGTGTCGCCGGCATCGATCTCCTTGGTGCCGATTACGTCGATGTCGATGCGGACATAATCCTGCGCCGGAGCATGGATGCTCAGGCTGCGGATGGTGATGTCCGGATATGTCTTGACCACTCCGGCCCTGGCCATGACGATTGTCGACAGAGGCAGGTCTGTGTTGCAGTCCGCGAGGGTATAGACCCCGGAACTGACCTTGCCGAGTGCGGCCAGGAACAGCCAGTCCGCCATCTCGGGGCAGAGGATGAAGCTCATGCCGCCGCCGACTCCGATGGAGAGCAGATCCCTCCTGCCCGGTGTCTTCGATGCGAGGAGGTTGCCCTCGTCGCCGTGGTTCCTGGTCACGGAGAGAGACTCTGAAGCCAGATTCAGCTTTGTGTCCGGTGCGACCGAAGTCCCGAAGGTCGGCTGGATCTTGGCCTGTGCGATACTTCCAATTCCTACTTTCATTTTGTTTCTCCTTAGTAGTCTTTTGTATATCGGATTTCGAGTGACAGCTCCGCGCCCCGGACGTTCGGGTTGGCCTCGACCGCAGGGTAGAATGTCACGTCATTTATGTCCGTGAAGTCAACAGTCCCGTCGAGGGTCATGTTGCTTCGCAGCAACTCGCAAAGCGCGTTGTAATATCCGTAGTTGAGAATCGTCAGATTGGCCTTCGTGTCCTTCTTGCTGAGGATAAACACAGAGACCCGGAATGACGATACGTCCGAGCTCGTGGTGAGTGCCTCGAACTCGGCATAATCCGGCTGGATGTAGAACATGTTCTTCATCGGCATCTGGTCCACGTTCGGGAAGTCGATGAGCACGTTCTTGTCTGATATGCTGGCGAAGTCCTGCGGAAGGAAATCGTTCAGCTTCTTTGCGATTACATCCTGCAGGGCCAGCAGGACGCTCAGTTCGTTCTTCATTTGCTGTTGCCTCCGGTAATGCGCCGCTCCCAATAGTCCACCTGCTTCTGGAACTCCTTGTCGAGCCTGGCTCCGCAGTCAGCGGAGTTCACGTACCTGTCGACCGAGGGTTCCACGAAGTCCTTCTCGCGGACCGTAACCGAATGGCAGCGGAACCACTTTCCGTCGATGTTGAACGTCAGCCCCTTCGAGGTCTTGGCCTCGATGGTGTATCCGGCGGCCAGCATGAAGCCATACCTGGCGGTCCTTCCGTCCTTGGCGGTGTTCTTTCCGGAGTCCGCGTTGTTGGAGATCACCACGCTCTTGCCGCTTCTTGAAAGCCGGCTCGTGATGCTCTTGTAAAGCATTCCGGATCTGCGCTGCAGATAGTGGTTCAGGTTCTTCTTGGTCGCCTGCTTGGCTCCGGTTCCGACGGTCCTGAGCAGGTTCTTCTGGATGGCCTTCTTGTTTACGTCAAGCCCGTCGAAGAACCTCATGCACTCCGAGATGTCGGCCCCGATGCGTATGTAGCCGTCGCCTGTGTTCTGTGCCATCAGAAAGCCACCTCCCGGTAGTTCTGGATCGGGCGCAGCCACGACTTGTAGGAGCCCTTGTCATTGAGATTGATGAACGTCCTGGAATTGTCCGGCATGCTCTTGCCGGTGATTCCGATGTTCTCACCGGATTCCATGAGCTGCAGCGTGGCGATCTTCTTGATGGTCAGGAGAATGATGTCAGGGCAGTCCTCTCCGGGATTCTTGCCCTCGGTCCAGACCCTCTGTTCCGGATCGAAGCGCAGGAAATCCGCCACGATGTTCTGCGCGGACTTGAGCAGCTCTTCCTTCAGGAGGGTCACATCCGACTTCTGAACTTCCTGTCCCTGCTGAGGGGTCGTCTCCTCTCCCTCGAAATCGCCCGAATAGACGTTGAATTCCTTTACTGTGACAAGCATGTCCACCTCCTAGGAAAAACGCGCCACAGGCCCTTGTTGTAGGCCTGTGGCTTTGATTCAGATTCAGCTGGGCTCGACGATGACCAGCTTGTAGTCCGTCTTTGCGTAGCCGCTTGTCCAGAGCCTGAAGGTGTCGACACTCTTCTCGGAGTTATCACCTGCCAGGACAAGGTCTGCAGCAACCCATCTAACGAACACGCCGGTGCCGGAACAACCGCATCCGGATGCCTCGGAGGCATCCTCGGCTGTCAGGGCCACACCGTTGTACTTCAGCTCGACCGTCGGGTAATTGATACCCGAGACAAGGCCGATGCCGAGCCACTTGTGGACTCCCCAGCCGTTGCCACCATCGAAATCCTTGAGGGCCGAGACCTTCTTGGACAGCGTGATGGTGATTGTCTTGGCATCGTTGTCGATTGCCACGCTGGAGATCTTGTTGGTGTTCCACATGCGGTCAGCATGTCCTGTGTCGGTCGTAACGGCCGAATAGGACAGCGTAAAGGCATCGCCCACCATCAGACCTGCATCCTTGAGGGCGGTCACGATTGCGGCTGCGGTTGCATCGCCTGATGCGATGTTCGGCATGCCGGGCTCAAGGTGTCCGTCACCCTCGAATGCGATCTTGCCGCCGATGACGAGGGTGTCCCCGCCATCAGCAAAATAGTTCTTGCAGTTGTGACTCATAGATCACCTCCTTGATCAGGCGTGCATCTTCAGGAGCTTGATGGCTTCCTTGACGACCGGCTTGGCATCCACTCTCCTGGAGCCTCTGAAACCGACCTGTCCGGTTGCGGCATAGGTCTGGTCGAGCCTGCGGAGGTCTACGCCGCTGCGGTCTGCGATCCAGTAGTAGTCCAGATCTGCGAAGGCGATGACATAGGCACCGGCTGCGACTGCAGGGGCCTGTGTTGCCTCGACCGGGAAGCCGCACAGTCTGTCGGGCTGACCCTCTGTGAGAGCCGGCTGCCAGATGTAGTTGCCGTTGCCGTCTTTGAGCTTGCGGACCAGCTTGATGGTTCCGTCTGCCAGATAGAACTTTGCGTTCTTCCTGTAGGGGGCCTTCAGGCTGTAGACCAGATCCAGGATCTCGTCGGCTGTGATCTTGTCTGCTGCAGCTGTGGTGACACCGGTCTCTCCGCCGTCAGCGGTGAAGATTCCGATGGGCTTCTTGGTTCCGTTGCCGGTACAGAAGGCGGCCTCTTCAGCTGTGGCGATTGCCTTGGCCAGCTGGTCGGCAATGTAGGTCTCGAGGTCGAACGAGGCATCCTCAAGAAGCTCGTCGGAGACCTTGATCATTTGGCCGACCTTGTAGGCATTGAGAACAACCTGTCCGAATGCCGGGTCGGTTCCCTGATATTCGCCTTCCTCGTCGATCCATGCAGCCTCGCCGGCAGATGCCTCGACCGGAATGTTGTGGGTCCCGGATGTGGTGATGACGTGGGCATTCTGTCTGATGACGTTCAGCTCAGTCAGTTTCTCGATGACGCGCTTCTCGAACTCTTCCGGTACGAGATAGCCGCCCTTGGAATCCGTTCCTTCCTGGAGGGCGTTGCGGACTTCCTTGTTGTCGGCTACGCCGCGGAGGAAGTCCACGAAGACCTTCTTGTAGGCATCGGATGCCCTGCCGGTCTTCTGGTCCTCGGGCTTCTTCGGTGTGTTGGTGATGGGAGCCGAGGTGCCCTTGTTCATCTCGTTCTCTCTCTTCTCGACATCGTCGAGCAGGGCGATCTCTGCCTTGTAGGCATCGACCTTCTTGACCATCTCGTCATAGATGGCCTTGTCCTCTGCGGAGATTGTTCCGTCGTCCTGACGATGGTTCTCCAGGAAGGCCTTGCAGTCCTCCCATTCCTTGTTCATGCGAGCACAAAGCTCAGTTTTTGAAGTCTTCATTCCTTTCTCCTTTTCAAAAAGACTTTTTGCTCTTGAGATCCTTCATCAGGTCATCGACCCTGTAGGTCTCAACTTCTTTCGGCTCCTTCGGGCTCGGAGTGTTCCCCGGAGCCGTCCGAAGTTTCGCGACAAAACTCTGAGCAGCATCACGGCTGCTGAATTTCCTTCCGATCTTGTTCTGTGTCCCGTCCTGGGTGATGGGCCGCCTCTCGATGATGCCGTCGGCGAAGTGGTTCTCGATGGCCCAATAGACCTCGAAGAACGTCTCCTTATCCATGAGCCGGCTGATCTCGTCCTCCGTCTTTCCGGTCTTCAGGACGTAGGCGTTGACGATGGTCTTCTTGCAGACCTTCAGCTCCTCCTGGACCTTCTTGAAGTCGTTCTCATCGCCCATCGCGATGGTCCACGGATTGTGGATCATCATTGTGGACACCGGACTCATAAGCACCTCGTCGCCTGCCATTGCGATGACGGATGCAGCTGATGCAGCGATTCCGTCGATCTTGACGGTGACCTTACCCGGATAGTCGCGGATCATGTTGTAGATCTGCGCTGCGGCATATACGTCGCCGCCGTAGGAGTTGATCCATACGGTGATCGGGCCGCTTGAGGCGTTCAGCTCTTTGCGGAACATGGCCGGAGTGTATTCGTCACCCCACCAGCTTTCCTCGGCTATCGTGCCCTCGATGGTCAGTACCCGTTCCTCGGAACCTTCCTGCGGCTGCTCCCAGCTCCAGAACCTTCTTATCTCGTTTTTCATTTCTGCTCCTTTCCGGCTGTGCCGATGTCGACCATGTTGCCGTTGCACAGGTACCTGTCTCCGCCCAGCTCCGCCGGGATGAGGTCCATTCCTTCCTTGGCGCGAATGTCGTTCGCGCTCATCCAGCCGTTCTGTCTGGCTACCGCATACGCGTTGTTGCGGCTCTGCAGGTCTCCACGCAGGAGGCCTTCGGCATTGAACTGGATGAAGTGATCCTTCTTCTCGAATGAATTCAGGAGTGAGCGGTCCATCGCCTGTTCCCATCTGGCCATCCACGGCCCGATGGTGAACTTAACGAACTCCAGAGACTGGTGCTCGATGTTGCTGAACGTCGCATGCTCCAGGTCACCGATCATGTGAGGAGGTACCCTGAAGATCCTCGCGATGTCCTCGACCTGGAACTTCCTGGTCTCCAGCATCTGCGCGTCCTTCGGCGGTATGCCGATGGTCTTGTAGGTCAGGCCCTCTTCCAGGATGGCTACCTTGCCGGCATTGGCAGATCCGCCATAGGTCTCATGCCAGGAATCCCTCAGCTTCTTCGGGTCCTTCAGGATGCCCGGATGCTCCAATACTCCCGAGGGCGTAGCTCCGTTCTCGAAGAACTTCGACCCGTATTCCTCAGTAGCGATTGCCGAACCGATTGAATTGCGCATCATGGCGATCGGTGAATAACCGACCAGACCATCGAATCCGAGCCCCGGAATGTGCAGCACATCCTCGGCTTCGAGGATTACCGGCTCTCCTGCCTTGAGTCCCGGAACGACACCGTCCCTGGACACCCGGTAGATGTAGAAGATCTCCTTTGTATTCTCGTCCCGGTGGACTTCCATCCTGTCCGGAAGCAGGGGATACAGGCCGATGGTCTGTCCCTTCATGTTCCGGATGATCTGCGCGTAGGCGTTGCCCCACAGAAGCAGGTGAGTGCTCAGCGTCTCGCGGAAGGTGAAACTTGTCATCTCCGCGTTCGGCTCGTTGTGCAGCACGATGTACAGCGGATGCTCGCGGTCCCTGTCGGATCCGCGTCCGGAGTATTTGAAAAGGTCCAGCGGCAGACTGGCGATGCTCTCGGAGATCACCCTCACGCACGCATAGACCGCGCTGACCTGCATCGAGGTCTTCTCGTTGACCACCTTGCCGCTTGTGCTGCGGCCGAAGACCCAGAACCGGGTGCCGACCTGGTAGTCCTTCGGCTTGTCCCGGCTCTTCGATCTATTGAAGAGTCCCATTGAAATGTCTCCTTAAATCGTCAGATTGAAATCAGACCC